GATGTTGATTGCACCAAACACCGCCTTCACCGGCTTCCCTGTGGCAATACTCTACCGCTGGCGGATGGCCCTGGTCGATCCGCTTGACCCATTGGCACATGCGCGTCTTCGCCTCTGTGTTCTTTGGATGGGGTGTGCCGTATGGCAGATACTTCTGTCCTTTTCTATTCTTCAGCCCCATGCGATAGGCTAGGCCGATGACCGCGTTTTCAGTCATCTCATGTCCGGCGTCAGATAGGTTGCAGACGATTTCCTTAATAGCGCGGCCACGGTCATACCCCTCGCGAATGATATCGCGCATGGCATCCTTGTGTTTGCGCACGGCGTCGGCATCTATGACCCGTTTTGGTAGATCCAGATATCTGGCCTTCCGCACCACGCTGTCACGGGTCCGCCCCATGTCCCTCGCGATTGCGCTGGCGGTTGACCCAGGCGCAAACCACATGCGCTTGAGATGCTCGACCTCGTCCTCAGTCCACTTTTTCATAGTAAGATGATTCCTCTGTGCTTGCGCGGTATGATCTCCAAAAGACCGCGCCGCTCGGCAACCTTGATGCGCTTGTAAACGGCCTGCCGGGTGATCCCAAGGCGCTTGCCAATTTCCTGCATGGTCGGCGCCCGCTTCTCCGGGTGCCGCCCTTGCAACTCTCTGATCACGATTAAAAGCCTGTCCGTGTCGGTCATAGGATGAACATCAGGCAGAAGGACAGGCCAGCAATGAGCCACGCCAGTTCGAGGATATTACAGAGCATTTTCATGTTCGCACTCCTGGCAATGATCAAATCGGCCCATATCGACCTGGACCGGGGCGTAGGCATCGCAGCCCTTGCACTGGTGTAAATCTCCTCTCTCGTACACGACCCCGTCAATGCACACGAAGTGCTCCAGCAATTCTTTAACGGTGTATTTTTCGAATAAATCCAATTTATCGAAAAAATCGGTCAGAGTTTCTATCGTGTCAATTTTAGCCATGGTGTTCCTCCAGGTTGGTGGCGGAGGCCGAAGCCTCCGCGGGTTGTGAGGCTTTAGCGCGCCTCTGTTTCAAGATCGTCGCGAGCCGCCTCTTTGGCCTCGAACAGATATTTGAAGCGGCGGCCTTGCCAGAGCCATGCGTTGCGGTCGAGCGCTTGCGAGATGTAGCCAACGTGCTCGCCGTTGTAGGCGACACGATATTCGCCATCGTATCCGGCGCGGTGGAAGGTGGTTTTGGTCATGTCGGCTCTCCAGGTTCCAGGTTGGTGGTGTTATGTGGGCGGATGAGCCTCGCGGATTGCGTCAATAGCGTCCTGAATCTGGTATTTCAATTCGCGGGCGAGCTTGTAAGCCTCAGCTTGCCGCGCCTCTAAATCAACGATCCGTTGCGCGCCGTCTGGATCAAAGTCAAACACATTTACGTGCTTGCCGTTTAACAGCATTGTCAAATTCTTTTCGCACATGTCTAAGGTCTCCAGGTTGGTGGTGGTGATGGGGCCGCAGCCCCAGGTTGGTCAGCCCCAGTCTTCGAACTTCAAGAAGCAGCCCGTCAGCTTGAACCACGCCGGCCTGCCGTCGCGCTCCAGCAGGATCGACACGCGCCCCCAGGGCTTGTCGCCTCCGATGAGCCAGCGCCCGTCGATCTTTTCTGCAAAGGTCTCTTGGCCGTCTTGTATCGCTGGGCGTTTCATCGGACTGCATCTTCAATTGCGCGTGCGACTGCTGGGGCGCTGCAACGCACCCAGTCACCGTGCTGGTTGCTGCGGCGCTTGACGCTGGCAAAAACTTTGCTGCTGTCGAACACGTTGCGAGTGTAGCCGAATCTGTACCGCGTCCCATTAACCTCAGCGACGCCTGCACCGTTGCCGTTGCCGAAGGTTTCGTGGGTGATAAGAATTGCGAAGCGTTTCATCGGTGGTCTCCAAGTTCCAGGTTTGGCGGTCGGCTCATTCCGTTTGCCATGTCCTTAATGTAAACCTTTTCGGACAAACGTCAACCTTTTTTCTGCGAAATCTCCGATATTTTTTCGCGTGCATCGTCGAAACCAGCGCCGACCACAACATCATCGCCACAAACCGTGGTCAGGTAGTCAATCCAGTCGATCTGGGCTTTCGACAGCCTGCCGCCGGTGGATCTTTTCATCTCGATCCATAGCCGCCACTGCGGGACGTACAGATCAGGCACCCCGGGCGTAGCACCCTCGGCTTTCAGCTTTGCCGCAACGCTCAAGTGCCGGTGGCCACCATTCGGGATCGAGAATATGCGGACGCCGGCAAATGTCTGTCGGAACCACTGCACTAGCCGTCGCTGTTCTACGTGCTCGCTGTCTGCCATGATCTGCCTGTAATCCTGTTAAATTTTCCGTCACGTTGGAATTCGATCCGCGTCGGCGGCTTGGCCGCGTTCATCGCGCCAGCAATCTCGGTCAGGTCCATATGCTGCCCAGCATCGACGCAGGCATTGCGCGCGATTTCGGCCAATGTGGCCGCAGCCTTTTGCCCAGCATATCCTGGGTAGCCCAGCGTCAGATATTCGGTCACGCCTTGATCAAAAATCCCCTGATGATAGGTCACGGCCAGCATGGGATTGCCGCTGGCCCGGCTGACTTGCGTGCGCCAACGCCAGCGCTTGACCGGCATGGTTTGCGCTCCAGGCCCCATGATGTCCTGATCGCCCAGCGCAAATTTTTTCTTCTTGGGCTCGGGAAACGGCTCGCCACAACCGACGCACTCGCGAGCCGCTAGCGGGTTGATCTCGTCACAATGCTCGCAAATCTTGACCGGCGCATCGCCGTTGCCCGCCTTGCGTCCAGGATCGACCGCCGTGATTGGCCCATGTGTGGCCACTAGGCCGGCAAAGTCGAGCGCCAGACAGTGATCGGTATGGCTCTTAATCCGCATTCCGCGCCCGGCCATCTGGACATACAGGCTGACTGACAGCGTCGGTCGCAAAAATACGATGCAATCTAGATCCGGGTGGTCAAAGCCGGTGGTTAGAACATTGGCGTTGGTGACGGCCCGCACTTGGCCAGATTTGAAGCCATCCAGTATCCGGTCCCGCTCTTCTTTTGGCGTCGATCCCACCACAGTCTCGGCAATCAGGCCGTGCCATGCGCGGAGAATGTCCCGCACTTCGTGGGCATGATCGACGCCAGTGCAGAAAAACAAAATCGACCGGCAATGATTGGCCCGCCGCATCGCCTCATGGACAGCGCCCTCGGTGTCAAAATCCTCCAGCGCCTTTAGCAGGTCATCTTCGCGGTAGTCGCCACCGCGTTTGCGGACGCCTTCAACCGACATGCGGATGTCTGGCTGCTTTGATCGCAGCGGGGCCAGATATTTTTTGTGGATCAACTCCTCCATGCTCGCCGGCTGGATCAGGGCCGAGAATAGCGCCGGCTCGTCGGTGATCAGGCCGTGGCCCAGCCGGTATGGCGTGGCAGTCAGGCCCACGACACGAAGCGCCGGGTTGATGGCTGTCAGATCGTCGATCAGCTTGCGATAGCCGCCCTGTTGTTTGTGATTTATCATGTGGCACTCGTCCACGATCACCAAGTCAATGTGACCAATATCGTCGGCCTTATTCCGCACCGATTGGATGCCGGCAAACGTGATCGGCTGGCCCAACTCGCGCCGATGGAGCCCAGCCGAATAGATGCCAAGCGGAGCGTCTGGCCAGTGATCCAACATCTTGTTGGCGTTCTGGCGGATCAACTCTTTGACGTGCGTGAGCATCAGGACGCGCGTTCCAGGCCAGCTTTCCAGCGCGTCTTTGCATAACGCCGCCACGATATGCGACTTACCGGATCCGGTCGGCAGTTCAAGGCATGGGTGGCCCTCAGAATGCTCTGAGAACCACGCATAAAGCTGATCAATCGCTCTCTGTTGGTAGTCGCGTAGCATCGCGAACCTCCCTCACCGTCGCGCCTGGGAATGCCCGCCGGATCTCACCAACCTCCTGCCGCGCGCAGGCATCGCCGCCGGCGATTAGTTCCTGGCTAGAAAATGTAAAAGCGTCGGCCTCGCCGTTGCGAACGTCTACGCCATCGATGACGTATACGGCTTCGTTCGGGTCGCCGCTGTCTTTGATCGCCCACGGCACTAGATCAGGGTGCAGGACGTGCGCATGGCAGCCAGTCCGCTGATGCTCGACCTCGACATGCTCGGCGTCCCAACGCGCGCAGGCCCACTTGCCGTCATCGGTCGGCGTGGACCGTGCGCAGGTCCGGCAGTTGACCTCCTGGGTCAGCCGGCGCTCATGGCAAAAACTGTGGGCTGGGCAAAATCTGCACTGGTACCACGTCGGATCGGCGCTGATCAGGTCAGGCATACGCTCGGCCAGAGCCAGTCGCCGACCGCGGTCTAAGAGGGTCTCCGCCGCTTCCTGATCGTACTTAACCCGCTCGGTGTATAGCCTGTCGTCGTCTTTGCAGACGGCCACATAGAGGGCTCGCTGGATGCCTGTACCATGCATATAAAGCTGCATCTGGCACCAGTGCTGAGGCTTGGCGTCGAGCACGCCCTTGCGGGTCAGATCGTCAAACGATTTTTTGTTGTGCGTCTTGAACTCGGCAATGTGCCTAGCGGTCTCCGCGCCCGGTACGCCGCCTTCGATGATGCCATCGACCGATCCGGCAATGTGCGTGCCAAAGTCGATCCTGGTCTGGTCATACTCGGTTGCGCGGATGTTGATGCCAATGGCGCGCAGGTCTTTGACGATCAGCGCCTCTTCGTTGTGACCGCGCCGGAATAGCCGCCGCACCCGACCCGGTATTTGCTCGCGGACGGCCCAGCGGAATGATAGCCATATCCATCGGTCGCAGTGATGGCCAAGGATTGACGCGCCCAGGTGCGGGCGCGGTTGGTCGGTTTGTTTTTCGTGGTAGGCGTCGATAGCTAGAGCTACCCGGTCGATGCTGTCAGGCATTTTTGTCATGGTTATTGCCGGGGCTCTCGCCCCGGCTCCCTGTTTAGCGAGCCCACGGCGGGCTGGACGATTTTGCGGTTGGCGCGGCTTTGTCCAGCAACGGTGCCGACGACCGATCCGGCGCAGCGCTTTTCAACTTTTTCACTTCGTTTCTGCGACCATATTGAACGTCATCCTTGATCGTGACCGTCGCCTTTAACCGCCCGCCCAGCAATTGGTCGGTGTCGTCAACCGGATCGACGCCGACCGCTTTCATCAGCTCGCCAAGCTGACGCAGGCCGATGGCCGTCGCTGCCGGATTTGGATTGTCAAAGTTGATGTTGGTCCAGAGCACTCGGCCTTGATGCGTCGGGCCTGTGACGTCGAGCCGGGTCGCCATATACTGACCCGTTCCGGCCTTGGTCGTGCGCAAGTCAATGCCTTGCACTACAACGTCGTAAACGCCTGCAGGGATCGGCTCCATCGGACCGCGCTCATCGTCTTGCGGGATGTCCGCCAAGCTGATCGTGTTGGTGAAAAATGCCATCTTTTTACTCCTGTTCGATGGTGAATGATGGGCGACCGGGTTTGCTTGTGATCGCCTTTAGGAATGGGTTTGTGACCTCTGGGTCGGTTGCTTTCCAGGCGGCTAAGTCAAGATCCGGCTTCCAGCGGAACAGCTTGGCCAGATAATTTTCCAAGCCATGCTCTGCCGCGATTTCTTGGGCCAGATCGCCATCGACCTTGCGGCCGATCCGACCGACCACTTTTATTTTGTGTCCGCCGTCAGTCTCGGTGGTTGCCGTACCATCCAGCGTGTCCGGCACGCCCAGCAGCGAAAGCATATGGTCCTCCAGCGCTCGGCGACGCTCGACCGCTTCGCGCTCGGCTTCTTTGGCTGCGATCCACTCGGCGGCGGCTGTGTCTAAGTCCAAATTCATTTCAGCACCCCTGAAATCATGTTTTTGATGAACTGTATGGCAACCTTGATGTCCGTGTCCGTGACATATAACTTGATCAGGTTTTGACTATTCGCATCAAAGACTTTGTATGCAATAGCCAACAACCTTGGGCTTGAGCTGCCGCCTGCATACCTTTCAATCCCAGACGCAACGCGCTTGGCGAAGGTTGCCTCATACGGTGTCATGTTCACAAAGTCATGGGTGCATAGCCTTCTGTACGAATGCATCACATGATCACGCTTTGTTTTGTCATCCAAGATCAAGGCGCAGGCCATTAGGCGGATTGGTGCAGACGAAAATACCGTCGTTGTGGCTCCGCAGAACGCTATGAGTTCATTGTGAATATCCGAAAGCCCGGCGTCGGCGATCCTCTTTACCTGGTCCGGTGACGCGGTTCCAGAGTATGCAAAGTGTGCAGCGGCTTTGCATACTTCCGCGGTTTTCTTTGGCAGCTTTGTAAGATCGCTCATAGTCCGCTTTGCGTGCGCATCAATGGCCTTGAAAGCCTCTGGCTGGAGGCCGGTCATTACATATAACGAAACGGATTTGCCGCTTTTCACGATAGCCGACAAGCGGTGCTGGCCATCTAACAAAATCCCGTTTTTGTCGAATGCAATGCCCTGATGCGTGATTTGCCACTCGCCGCGATTAATGGCATCGGCGAGGATATTCACCCAATGCCGTCGCAGCTTGCGGTTGTCAGTATTGGAGTTGTCCAGTACAAACTGCGCCCACTCAGGCGTGATGGTTTTGAGTTCGGACTTCATTTTATCCTCCGATTTTCTCGATGATTGCGCCCAGGTCCGGCGCTTCCCATGCGTCAAGTTTCCCGCTGCGATCCTTGGCCTGCCACAGCCCGTCGGATTGGCACATCAAAGCCCGCTGGATGTTGCCGTCGCTATCTTTTTCGACCCGCTGGGCTAGCACCAGATCGAAAAAATACGGCAGCGCTTGGCCGGTTTTCTGGCCCGGCATGGATGGGCTATAGAGCATCCGGCCCATTTCATCCTGGGTTTTGTCCAGTTTGGCGGTGAATAGAACGTGCCGGCCCGGCAGATCTCTGAACGAGCGGACGACCTCGGCCATAGTGGTTTGCATTTCTCCATACGCTTTGCGCACATCGCCACCCTTGGCCTTCTCGGCGGCCAAGCAGACCTCGGCGATCTCGCTGATGCTGTCGAGCGCCACGCTGTCAAACGCCTTGGCCTCATC